TCCGGCGTCAATACGTCGTCGTCAAACGGCAGACTGCGGATGGTGTCAATGTCATAACCCATCTGCACTAATTCAGTAAATGATTTTTGCGTCCTGTGGTAACAGAAGTTAGTGTCCTCAGCGTACGGACTCCTAGCATAACGCGCTATACCAAACTCTTCCGGCGGTACAGGCTCTATACGTATCCGGCCTTTTGAGGTTGTTTCCCTGAAGGTACAATCAAGCACGCCAGGCTCAGTCTCCTCAATCTCTAACAGCTCCCGCTCGACGTTTGGATCCATCATTAATTGGCCAAACTGAATTTCATCTAAGCCGGTATAACTTTCTTTTGATTCTTCCGGAGTATCATCCCAATATATTTTTAATATGCCGGTTTTAGACAGTAAGGCATCTTTAAGCATGGTATAGGTGTTGTAGAAGCCGCGATTCTGTTTCCAGAAAACGTGATTGACCACTTCGGTTTCAATCTTGGCTTGCTCAATGTCGTCGCCGTTAACCGGATCAAACTGCACCATGTTATCTACATCAGTGAATATGCGTACTAAAGAAGGCAACATCCACTCGACCGTTTCCATTACTTCGCGTGTTACAACACTAGAACGACCTTCAACTTCGTTTCCATAAGGCTCGCCGTAATAGTAATCTAGCGCTTCTGCACGCTCGTTTGATATATCACCACCATCACGCCCTGCCGCGTTGTCCATCTCTGATCGACATATCGCTGCTATTTGGTCGTCGGTTACTGGTTGTGCTTTAGCCATTAAACTATTCCTTGTTCGCCGTAATCTAACGGCTGCCAACTAATATTCGGTGCTTTAAACATCGCACCATAGCGAAACGAATCAGCGGCGTGAGACGCCCAATCGTGCTTCGGTTTTAATCTGAATGTTCTGTTCTTGTCGTCGTACTCGGCTCGATACTGGCGTAACGCATCTAAACCGCGCTTACACCGCAACTCATCAAACCAGCAATTCTTGAGCATCCGGCGTACTGCCTCGATGCCATCCTCAACTCTATCCGCTGCCATTACGTGCGGCTCTATGCCTAACGTTTGAAGCGTTTGGACTCGTGTTTTACCTGTATCTAACGACCTGGCTTTCACATCATGCGGAAAGACATGGTGCGAATACTGATAGCCGCCTTGTCGCTTCTCATCAAGTAATTGCGTGTAATGGCTTAACGGCTCGCCTGAGTTTTCGTAGTAATCAATTAGCCGTACTTCAGTCCCAACACGTTGAGCAAACCAAATAGCTGTACTGTCGCCGATACCCAAGTCCCACCAGGTTTCAACTTCTAACGCGGTGTCGTGAGCCACTTTGCCTATCCGGTTTTCTGTCTCCGCTTCTTCAAGCAATCGACCGTAATAGGAACCCATTACCGCCGCCTGCCAAGAGCACTCAAACTCTTGTCGGTATTGTTCTTCCGACATTGCTTTTTTAGCAGCGTCTAATTCTTCCTGCTCGACGTATTCAGTATCACTGGCTTTATGCAGCCTGACGTACCAATCCGAATCGTCTTTGACATCCTGGTACATGTCATAAAAAGCATTGTGTCCCATTGGCGTACCAATAAAGATGGCACCACCTTTTCTATCGGCTAACGCTGGCCTAATTACTTCTGGCCATAGCCGCTCTGACATCTGCGCGTATTCATCCATCACGCAATCATCGAGATAAATGCCGCGTAACGTATCCGGCGAATCACCACCGTATAAGCTAATGCGTGAACCGTTAGGGAAATCTGCCCTTAACTCGGCCTCGTTGTACTTGATGCCAGGGATAGGTCGGGAGAATGTTTTAACCATATCCCAGGCAACACTCTTAGCCTGCCGGTATAAGGGAGCAATATAAGCAAACCTTGGATTTTCTTTTGTGCTGGTGCAAGCTGCTTTAATCAGCTCATTCACCGCGAATACGGTCTTGCCGAAGCGTCGATGGCAAACTAATAATTTAAAACGTGCTGGATTGTTGTGGGCTTCGCGTTGTAATGGCCGAGGGCTGTAAGGTATTTGTATTACGCTCATTCTTTCCATTCAAACGTGATCACTGGCGGTTGGCCTTCCTCACCATGGATTGCTTGTGCTGGCTTCCCATCCACCCTATCGCCTAACTCTTTAATCGCAGGCAATTCACCATCCAATGCGAGTTCTAATAGCTTTTCAGTGACTTTGTTCAACGCATCACCGCGAGAGATACCACGTCCCTCGTATTGCTTTACTGTTCGCATTAACGCTGCTCGATACTCTCGATTTTCTTTACTAGCGTTTTGGTTACCAGGTTGTGCGCCTCTCGACCTTACTGGTTCTTTTGTATCCATTTGTTTTTTTCTACAAATTATTGATTGAATTATGTTTTTTGTGATCCACGTGGAACATCACCAGGCTTTACAGCTCCAATACCTAGCCTTAGTCTTTGGCCCAGGTGTTGCGCAGTTATGCCTAGCTCTAAAATTACTTCTGCGTCCAGGTTGGTCTTTTTTAATCCTCATATTAGGATCGCCAAATGTCACTCGGCGTACCTTCCCGCCTTCCTGAACAAATACTTCGCTTTTCTTTCTGCCGTAACTGACGTCGCCTTGTCGTATTCTTCTTGGCTTGTTTAACGTAACCGTCCGGCCTCGATACTCAGCCATTACTTGCCTACTTTTTTCATCGCAATCTTATGCGACTCGGTAAAGGTCTTTCCCTTACGCATGGCTTTACGCATTTCAGTCATATGTTTAGCAGTATGATGTTCTTTATGGCGTGCTAAAGCATTTTTCTGTCGTATTGTTAAAGCCATTAAACGTATCGTTTTCTAGGTTTTGCTTTTGGTGTTTTGCGAGCTACTTTTTTTGTGTTCTTTTTTGGTGGACGGCCTTTAACTTTGCCGTAAGTTCCTTTCCCCATTGGCATGATTACTTCCTTTTTTTCTTTTTAACTGTTTTTGCAGCTTTTTTAAACGATTTGGCTGTCGGAGCGCCTTTTGTGCCAGGCTTCCTCATCTTTTCGTTAGAACCGGCTTTAATTCTTTTGCGTTTAGCGTGGATATTTGAATATAAACCTGGCTTAGCCACCCTTATCTCCTACAGTAATAAAAATAACTCATCGTCATCTAATAACTTCTTTTGCCAAGAATCAGTACGCATTTTAAGGCTGGGGCCAGCCAATCGGTTATCAATACGTTTGGTTTTGCGAGTAATTAATAAACCTAGATTCTCATCACCTAACGCATTAGCTAACTTAGCTTCATCGCTTGTTTGCGATTTACTGCGCTCTAACAGCTCCCTTTCTTCCTGCGGATTCTTAACTAAAACACGCTGACCTTGTATCTGGACTCGTCGTGGGTATTTCATTTTTTGTTTTTCTTGTAGCCCTTAGCGTAAATAGCTCGGCCCTGGCGCTCTGCTTGAGCCTTAGTCTTGTAGACCTTGCCAGAATTACCCCAGCGATAACCGCCGCGCACTTTCTGAACAGGCATTATTTCTTTTTGCCAAATGTAGAAACAGCCCAGCGTATTCCCATGCTCGCCGCGATAACTGCACAAAATAATGGCCCATACCAACTTGGGCTGTGTTCAGCTAGATGGATCCACCCTTGCTTTACATATTCTTGAGTCCAAGGCAAAAAAGAACCAATAAACGGAGCCACAACTACCGCCATCGCAACTTCATCTTTATAGCTATATTGGGTTTGCTTTAACGCTTCTAAATCATAATCGCCTACGGTTTGAGCCGCACTTTCTAATCTTTTTATTTGTGCGTTAGTTTGTGCTGATTCTAGGTCTAGCTTATGTTTTTGCTTTACCGCCCTAGTTTCCATGAAACCTTTAGCAATCCCCAAAACTGGGCCTAACAATGCTTGAAACATTAGTAACTCCAGATAGTAGGTCGTAAACCTTCAGTAATTGTGTCCAAATGTAGAAAGCGGCCACCGCCTTTCTGCTTTACGCCAATCCCTGTAAAGCCCATTGACATTGCAATTTTTAGAACTTCATAAGCGAAAGAGCGGGCAACAGCTAGGTCGATGGCCATACCAGTCGTGTGCGGGCCTGTTTCGCCTGTCCCTGATACCTTACTGTTGTGTGATGGACACCGAAAACCAGACGAGACACGTAGTGGTTTGTTTAATTTTTCGCGCAACTCATCAAGCATCATTAAAAACTGCGGATCCATTGGCGCTTGTTCGCACCCGCATTTGCATTGCAATTCAGCTTTAGAAAAATACTGGCTACTGTCCATTGCGATCTATTACCCATGCACCAATACTTGCAAGCCCTGAGAATACAGCCAGGACAGCAGCGCCTATAGCCGACTGCCATACTTTTTCCCATCGTTTATTGCGTTTTACTTGCCGCTCAATCTCATCACGTAACCATTGATGATGTTGTGCGTGTTCTGAGGTGTTTTGTGATTGCTCGATAGCAGCAGCTATCAGTTGCGCATCTTTTTCACTGATAGCCATAAGCCGCCCACAAAAAAAGCCAGCGCGGGGCCAGCTTTTTAGTTAGAAATCGTAATTATAGACTTATTATCCGTATTTTTTCCGCAAACACAAGCATTTTTATACGTTTGCCGCATCCTACTAAAATACGATCTTTTAGTGGGATGACAAATTATGTATTGACAGTATAAACTTTTAAAACCTTTTCCTTACCTTTGACATAAATTTCGTTTACTAAACTCAACACTTTAGCCGACGCTTTAGAAGTACATTCCCCAATTAATAGGTCTACTTCTTGTTCTTTAGTTGCAGACTCTAACCTTGCCGCTGTATTTACAGCATCGCCAATCGCCGTATAATCGAACCGAAACTTGCTTCCCATATTTCCTATTACTGCATTACCACTATTTATGCCAATGCCTATTGCTATTTCTGGCAGCCCTTCTTGTTTCATCTCTTGGTTTAAAGCCTCCATATTCTCTATTATCTGCAAGCCACAATCTATTGCTTGTTCTTCGTGGTCGGCTTGGTCAAGTGGCGCGTTGAATATAGCCATCATTGCATCACCAATATATTTGTCTACCATACCGCCATACTTTTGCACTGCGGCTTGCTGTGCTGTCAACGCTTTGTTCATGATATAGGTGACTTGTTCTGGGGGCAGGCTTTCCGACATACTGGTAAATCCACGAACATCAGTAAACAAGAACGTCGCATATCGCGTTTCACCCCCTAATTTTAGCTGTTCGGGGTTCTTTTGGAGCTGTTTTACCTGTCTTGGGTCTAAATAATGCTCAAATTG